AAGTGTGCTGGGAAGGTTTTAAGATCCGTCCAAATAGGAGCGGGATCCAACTGACCCGATTCCATCTTAGCAACCAGGTTCGCAATGGCGAAGGCTTCGATCTCCACATAAGCGATGACTCTATGCTCGACTCCAGTAAGCTCAATTCCTCTCTCGATTCCACCGTATCCGCTACAAAAGCTGATGACGGTTGGTAGTTCTTCGGCAGTACCCACATTACTCTCTCCTGTGTGTCAAGGACACATAACACGTTTAATTGTCCGATGATTGAATTTTCTAAACTTTCATGGAATATTCAATCGGTAATTTAATTAAAAATAGTTTTCTTACCGCTAGTACACAAATACTTCCTGTTCAGTTTCTATCCAGACTGTTGCACCGCAAGATAGAGGATTGTTAGGCCTGCTCACAACCTTCGCTATTACATTGCGATCATCATCCAGAATATCTGCCTGGAAGCTTTTTCTATTCTGCTTGTAATCTTTAACTGTTAGTGGCGGTTTTAACTCGCCATCAGGATTCTTTTTGTTATATCTAACATTGTGTTGATTAACGTGTATTCTAGTTTTCATATCTATACCCATATATTTTCTGTTTGCGGTCTAGTATCACCCTTCTTAATCGTCAACACATCCCATTTCTCTCTTAACTTCGCAGGGGATAGGATGTTTGACTTCCAGAAACTATCGCTATTGGCAAACCTAAACAAATTCATTATGTCGTTATGCGTATGACCATCTGATTCACGCATAAGACGTATAGTATTTGCCCAAGCTTCTAGTGATGGTTTTTTGTGCTTAGGATTCAACGCAAGAAGCAAGTTATATATGCTTTCTGCGGTTTCTAAATCCCCATCTTCCCAGCGTAGGTTCTTTTTAGGTTTAGTTTTAGGTTTGTGTCCCAAATTTGGTACTGCTTTTGAGGAAATATCCCCCTCCCCCAATGCCGTTAATGGGCTACCCCCTATTGCTAAGAAGTATTGGTTACTTGAACCCTCAACTTTAGTTCTTGATAGCCAATTTTTATCGTTCAATAGCTTCAATGATTTAAGAATTGTCTTTCTGTCTAGCGATGTTTTCTTACAAATATAATTCACACTGGGATTGCACTGACCAGTATCTGCGTTATGGCAATCTGCCAAGCACAGCAGGACGAGCTTTTCCGATGAAGGCACTTCTACCTCCCAAGCCCAGAATGTCGCTCTAGCGCTCAATGAGAGCCTCTCAGAGCCATAAACGATTCCATCTCTGCTCTCTTATCCTCTTTACTCTGTTTCTTACCGTTCTTGCGTTGCTGATCAGAGATATGCAGGACAAATTCGTGATAATCCTTATCTTTATGTGGCTTTTTGCGGAAACTTTCTTGGCGATAACCATCTTCGGGGAACAAACTAGCCATAGAAATATCAACTGAATCACAAACTTCTTCTACTGAGCAACCTGCCCAGCAGTGAATTAGCGTGTTCCCAGATGCGCCAACGTCAACCTGTAGAGATGGACTGGAATCATCGTGTGCAGGACAACAAGCTATCCATGACTGCTGATGATCTCTGCGTGGTTTAACCTCTTTAACCATAGCTAACTTAGCGATTAAGCGTTCGACTGACATAATTCACCTCGTAGCTCCTTGATTAGTTTATACTCCCGTAGTCGTTGCTCAGGCACTTCGTCTTTCCACTGATAAACAGCCTGGACTTTAATGCCAAAGTATTCGGCCACCTGATTAGGTGAGCCAAAAAAACTTACAATGTCTTCGTAACTTGCTTTCATAAATACCTCTCTGTTGTTGGAGATTGAAATCTAGCTTACAAGATAGGATTTAGCAAGAACTTTTTACATTACAAAAAATTAATTTGTTTTTGCGTATAGTTGTACTATGATTAACATTCAATTTCTTGAGGAGGAAAATTGCATGAACAACATCCCAGACAACCCCGCACGAGTAGCACCACCAGAGCCACCATCTAATATAAACGCCAAAGAGATTAAGTATGATCTTCTTGATGCTTACTTAGATTCTGACGTTGACAATGGTGCGTTTCACGAAGAGCTAGAAACCTACATTATCGAGAACGGCCTAGTCCATCACTGGATGCGTAAGCTGTACACTCGTGAAGCTGGCCAAGTGCAGCTTGATATGCAGGACATTCTTAAATCATTTGTATCTGACTATGTGGAGCGTGTGCTATGAAGGTTAAACAATTAGCAGAAGATAGAAACGTATTAATTGATGAGTCTATTGGTGACGCTCACTCTCATTACGATTGGGCTGGCTTTGCAGAAGCTAATCTGATCTCATGTATGGCAGCTTACGCAGAAGAGGTTGGTTATCCTAATGCGTATGAGTTTAGTAAAGCTATGGAGCGTATGGCGCTTGAGAACTGGAATCTAGTAAACGAGAAGTATAGCGATGAGGTTCCGTTCTAATGGAAAAGATAATAATTCCTAAAGCTGCAATCAGAGAGTTTAACGAGAAGTATGGCAAATACTTACCGCAGCCTAAACCAAGTGCGCCAGTGATTGATGAAGACGCAATGTATTTAAAGTATATGATGGGAGAGACTAATGAAAAAAAGTGAACAGGTAGATAAGTTGGCAGCAGCTCTGTGCAAAGCACAGGCAGAGATGGGTGGTGCAGTTAAAGACGCTAAGAATCCGTTTTTTAAATCATCCTACGCTGATCTAACATCAGTAATCAAAGCGATCAAAGAACCATTCGCTAATAATGGTTTGTCTTATTCGCAGTTCCCAGTAACATCTGAAGGTGGTGGTGGAATAGGTGTGGTAACAATACTTCTCCACTCATCTGGTCAGTGGATAGAGTCAGAGTTCTATTTACCACTTGCCAAGAAAGATCCACAGGCGGGCGGGTCGGCTGTGACGTATGCTCGTAGGTATTCTTTGCAATCAATGGCTGGAATTCCGACAGCAGAGGACGACGCAGAGGCAGCGATGATGCGGGGAAAGCCAGTTGAGAAGTCCAGAGAAGAGCTGTGTGCTGAAGCAGTAGAAGCTCACATTGATTCTCTACAGTACATTCGCAAAGTGTTAAGCGATCCTACTGATGACAACATTGCATTAGCCAGAGAAGCCTTTGGTGAGATACCAGAGGACGATCAAAGGGCTATGTGGGTAGCACCAAGTAAATGTAATACTGCATTTCTAACAACTGAAGAAAGAAGACTAATTAAAGGAGCATAATTATGAGTGATGAAGTTGGCGGTTATTTATTAATGTTTACAGTGTTGGCGTGTATGATGGCTTGGGTTACACATATAATCCATTGCCTAGTGTATGCAAAATACTTACTGCTCATTGCTGGCGGGTTTATATTCCCAGTAGGAGTAATTCATGGGTTTGGTATATGGTTTGGTGCTGGTTGGTGATGCTATGGATTTGGAAGACGTTAAGATAGTAGCATTAGCAGTGATAAGTTGCTGGCTATTTCTACAAGCAGTAGAGATGGTATCCAGTTAAGGAATCATAAAGGTCGCTAAACACCTCCTCCTTCGCTAGTTGGTTGGCCTGGTGCAAGTTTAGCAGTCAACTATTCTTTTAATTAACTAAAGTGAGAAACATTATGAGTGAATACGATAATACAAACCGAGGCGCAATCTGGAAGAATGAGAACCGCCAAAGCGAAAAGCATCCGCAATACAAAGGTAGCATTAATGTGGGTGGTGTTGAATACTGGCTGAGTGCATGGGTAGGCAACAAAGACAATCCCAAGGCTCCTGCGTTAAGTCTTAGCGTCCAAGCTAAGGAAGAGCAAGCAAAACCTAAAGCTTCTCCTGCAACGGCAGACGACTTCGATGACGATATGCCTTTCTAGTTTACTTAAAGGGTTACGGTGCTGACCTTAAAGAGAGCACCACCTAATCTATAGGAGATTAATATGAACTCGATAAAGTCTTGCCCTACTTGCGGTTACGCTTGTAGCGCAGTACGCAACACCAATGGCGATGTGTTAGGATATTTCTGTAATCTAATCGTTGATGGCGCTTGTGATTACATAGATGTTAAATCCAGCATTGAATACGAGATCGAGAAAAAGCATGGCAGCGAAAAAGAAAGCTAAGACCTCACAACAGCTACGCAAAGAGGCCCTGAAACTAATACAAAAGCTTGTTAGGTTAAAAGCGGCTGATGACAATGGTTACTGTACTTGCGTTAGTTGTGGAGTTACTAAGAAGTGGAATGATGGGATGCAGGGTGGTCACTTTATTCCAAAAGGTTCTAGTAGCTACTGGGCGTTAGTCGAAGAGAATATACATCCACAATGCGTAGGTTGTAACCAGTTTGGTATGGCGCATGGGATAGCAGCACAGCAGTACACGATTTATATGCAAGAAATGTACGGTGAGGATTATGTTGACCAGATGCTTGCTGACGCTAAGAAGCCTATAAAGATATATGCTGCTGACTATAGAGAGATGATTGAAGAATTTAACGAAAACATTACATTCCAATTAAAGAGGATAGGTGGATGAACACAATGCTAACTTACACGATAGAAGGCTATGAAGATGGTCAATCTATGGATGTAGAGGTTTTAAGTGAAGATAAGGTTGTAAATATCCATGTTCATGCCTGGAATAGCTCACTTAGTTTTTGCTTAGATAAAGCAGATGCTAT